GTGAAAGCCACTTCAAAACCTCTGGTGACATTAACAAGGAAAAACGCAGTTACAACTGACGACATTTGGAAAAACGATCCAGACACTATACGCAATTTTTTAAATGTACGTCACGAATACGAGCAACTTTGTGCTGAAGTAGAATACATACTAAAAAAGAAAATATCACATGAAGGCATAGAAACTTCATTCATCGGATCGAGGGCAAAGTCACTCAATAGTTTTTTAGAAAAATTGCAACGTAAAAGCTACGGAAACCCTCTAAAAGATCTCACCGACCTTGCAGGTGCACGTGTAGTTTGTCTATATAGTGGAGACCTTGAAAAAGTAGAAAAAATTATCAGGGCCGAATTCACCATAGTTGAAACGGTAAATAAATTAGCCGAACTTGAAGTAAATCAATTTGGATACGGCGCTCTCCACTTCATAGTCAAACTAGGAAAAAGCTCATCAGGAGCTAGATACGATGACCTGAAAAATTTCGCTTGCGAGATTCAGGTGCGCACAGTTGTGCAAGACGCCTGGGCGATCATTCAGCACCACATGGCATATAAAAAAGAATCACAAATACCGTCGAAACTACTGAGAAAGCTAAATGGTCTGGCCGGCCTATTTGAGACTGTAGACGACCAGTTTGAATCAATCCGAGATCAGCGCGACACCTATCTGCACTCAGTTAGAGAAAGCTCTAGCAAGCCAAAAGAGTTTTTAGATAACGAACTAAACATTGATAGTTTCGTTGAATATTTAAAATGGGCATTCCCTGAGCAAGACCCAGGCGGTGCCGTTGTCGGTGTAGTAGTCGACGCACTGAAATCTCTTAACTATAAAAAGCTGCAAGATCTTCACGATCTAATCGAAAGCACAAAGGAAGTGACAAAATCAGTAATTTCGGACTTTGGAAATACTATCTTCAGAGATGAAAATGGGCTTCCCCAGTCAAACTTGGACGCAGCTGTAGCACTGGCAGTGAAAAGCCCTGAAGGCCAAAACGCTATACCTTGGGGAGCACAATGGCTTGAGGTCATCAAAAAATATCAGCTATTTTCGGATTAGTGTAAAAACTCATAATTATGAACTCGTAATCGATAGCAAAAAGCACGAACTGCGATCCAAAAAAATATTCCACTTGTGCTGCGGTATAGCCGCGCACAGGTGAAAAATAAATCCAAGCCAAAATAGAAGGCGTTTAATGCGACCCTAGAACTTCTCTCACGGTGCATCCTGACCAGTCATTTGTATCGGGTTTCTTAGACGAATCCTATCCACTACTGTTGGCCGACTGCCGCCGGTCACGAGCGAAAAATATCGGCCTTTTCGGTGATGGATTGGAACTACTGATTCCACAGACCCTATGATACGTGCGTTGTAGCGAACCATAAAAAGCCACGTACCACTTTTGTACCACCTCCTTGCCAGGCACGACGGCTCTTCCCTCCATCAGCACCACGCATATCCGCTGCTATGCTTCAACCTTTACGGACCTGGGGAATATTGATGGCGAGCGAATACTCACTGGCGGATGTCCTGGAAAGGATGTACGAGAACCAACTGGCGTTAGAAGCGGCAATAATGGAGCTGGTGTTATGGGTAGAAGAACGTGGCAAATTGACAACTGGTGGGAACGTCCGTGGCTCTCTTAACACGCTTGGTGAGAATGCAGGTCACATCAAACAAGGCATAGCCAGGCTGAAGAAGCATGATGTCCCATAAATATGTATAGCGTTAAGGCAGATAGAGCTTCCACACGCATCGGGCGTTCGAACCTCTCCTTCACCACCGTCCGGCCATGCCGGTACAGATAGCGACGGTATCTTGTTCACTAAAGGTGCGGATTTGACGGCCAAATATTTTTGTGGATTTTTCGATGTTAATTAATTAAATTGATGCAGATCTTCCGAACCTTAAAGAAGATCTATATTTAGACATTATTTCATGGAGTTTGGTTTTGAAGGATCTATTCAGTAGTTTTATAAATCCAAGTGAAGACATTCTAAAGAGTGCCTGGCAAAGCAAAAATACATTATTTGTATTTGATACAAATGTTTTTCTAAATTTATACGGATATGCCGACCAAACAAGAAAAGATTTTTTTTACGTTGCAAATGGCATAAGGGATAAAATCTGGATTCCTTATCAAGTTGGTCTGGAGTACCATCGACGGCGACTAAGTGTTATTAAAAATGAAAAGAAGGTTTTTAGAGATATTGAAAATATTCTCGAGAAAATTCCAAATGAAATCAATACTGAACTTCAGGCTTATGCCATGTGGAAAAAAGATCCTGAACTTGATGCTCACCTTCAGGACTTAATCAGAAACATAGGCAAAGAAATTGAGGCATGCAAGGGTAAAGTTTCAGACTGGAATAAGCGACAGCCGGATGTGAGGTCTATGGATTTGATCCTAGATCAAATTCATGAGATAACAAAGGGAAAGATCGGTCCTCAACCTGAAAATCAACAATGGCTAGATGACCTCTATAAAGATGGCGAGTTGCGTTACGAAAAAAAAATCCCGCCTGGATTCGAAGATAGGAATAAAGGTAAGGGAGATCTGGAGGATGCAATATTCCAGCATGGTGACTTAAGCTATCAAAGAAAGTTCGGCGATTTAATAATGTGGAAGCAGTTGTTGATAAAGGCAGCAGAGCCCGATATCTCAAGCGTAATATTTGTTACAGACGACGCGAAAAAAGATTGGTGGAACATAATAGACTCTGGAGGAAAAAAAATAATTGGACCTCATGAGGGCTTGAAGTCTGAGATATATAAAATAAAGGGAGTTGAATTTTTCCACATGTATACGACCTCTGAGTTTTTAGAGGAAAGTAAAGGATTTTTGAATAGTAAGATACATCAAAGTTCAATCGAAGACGCATACGAAAAGAACATACTCGGAATTCAGGAGCGTACTGCATCCACCATCACCAATCCTCTTGGCACTGTACCGCGCGTATTTATTGATGAAAATGGAAACTCTGTATATCTTAACTTTGAAGATTACGAGTCTTATAAATATGACATGGCTCGCAAGCACATATTAAATAAAGCGGCGCACGGCAACAAACGACGGACGGCAAGCGAGTTACTTGACTATTACAAAATCCTTACATCTCCTGAAGAAAATACGGATCACTTTGACAAATATTCAAAATTGATCAACTCGCGAAAGCTTTCCGAGATGGAAAATCAATTAAGTTCTTACAAGGAGCGCTTGGATAAAGTTAAGATGGCTATAGCGAGGGAGCAGTTCGATGAACTTGACAAGGAGATTTGGGATGGGGTGGATGATATGGACCGAAAAGATTGGGATAGGGATGAGTAGCATGCCCTTAAAGATGTTGAAAGCTGTATGCGTGTGGGCAACGAAAGATAGTGCTTGGTGCCAATAACGCCGCTTATGTTCATTGGCTCCCCACAACGAGGCCCGCTCCGGCGGGCTTTTTTTCGCTTGGCGGAAACCAGCCCCCAGGAGTCTGATCTACCATTTCCGATGATCATGGCTGACTATCGCTGCTAAGGACGAGAGACGTGTCGCTACCCATCACCGCAAGGCAGATGAAAGTCCTAAGGGCACTGCAACGGAAGGACCCGGACCTGGGCGAGCTGGCGACCGCCATTGCGCTGGCCTTCGATGCGACGAAGGTCGAGAACCCGCAGATGGCGCGGTTGATCCTGGAAAAAACCTGCAGTCGCATGATCGCCCGGCAACCCGGCAGCCATGAAGTAATGATTCAGCACCTGGCGACCTTCGGGGAGTTGAATTGCCTAACAACGGCGCAGGTCAGTGACTTTATCGATCGAGTCAGAAGGCACGTTTGATGTTGCGCAATGGTACTGATCGCCAGTGCCTGTCGCGCCGACTCCACCATCCCGTAAACGTAAATATCTAACGCTGTATGAGCGAGAGTGTGGGCGCGTGAACTTAAAGGTCGTGAGTACTGCGCAATGCCGCATACAGCTTCAAAAGCAGTCCGCCCTAGGCACCTCTCGCGTTTTCATGTTGACCCACGGGAAAGAGGTTAGGAGGGTTAGTTTTTGTCAGAGCGCCTTGAAAGCCTTGTTTTTTATGGCTTTTCGAATGGTTGGCAAGGTTAGCTTTTGGGTTAGGTCTGGTTATTTCCTAACCTTTATTAGTGTTAAATATTCAATATATTAATCCCTTTAAAAACAAAAGCTTACGAATGGCTAACCTTTAACCTAACCCAACCTAACCCACCAAAGTTAGGTCTCAAGCCCAATAAACACGGGCCTTCCAAGTCACAACACCCCCCTCAAAAAAAAACTAACCTTTTTCCCGAGGCACCTACTGAATTCAGCTGTGTGTGCATGCTTAGAAGCGTTGCCAAAAACATCCACCTTCGCAGGATTCCGCAGGTTTTCTGCCCCCTCAAAAACGCCAAGCAAGCCCCCATCCTACGCCTTCGAGAGTGGTACGCAGGTGCGCAGAAAAAACGACCCATTTAGCCCGCAGGCGAGGTGGGGGGACGACGGCGCGCGCCGGGTGCTGAAGCACGCCACTGCCACCACTTGTGGCACGTCAGTGGCCCACATGTAGCACGCCGATTCCCCGATGTGCAGCGGTGAGCCTGGGCCTGTCCTGACTGCGACTGCTCGGCAGGCGAAAACATGCTGAAAGCCCCGTTTTTATTGGTCCACGCAGCCCCTTACGATTGCCGTGACACCTAGTAAATGCTATGTTGGGATGGGTTTTTTCACGCTGCGGAAGGGCAAACTTTCATCTATCCCAGCTGACTTTTCCGGCCCAATCTCCGCCCCCCCTACAGCTCGTCGCCTCAAATCGCGTCATGACCAAACGTCATTTACTGTATATGTATACAGTATTGGATTCGTACCCATGAACAGTGATGAAGACACCCTCGGATGGCTTGGTCTCCCCACCCCACTGCAGATGTACCGACAGCATTGCCGTCTGCTGGAGAACGAGATCCAGGAACTCAATCTGCAATTACGCAAAGCGCGGGCAGACGTTTTCGGTATCAGTCAAATGCTTCTGGAAACCCAGGCGAAGAACACTGAGTTTGCGGGGTATCTGCGGGAACGTGGGGCCGAAGCAGCAGCAATGCGTAAGCAGATCGCCGACCTGACCACATTGTCGAATGTGAGCAGGAGGGAGGCGGAAGAGCTGCGGCGCATCGTCAATGAAATGAGACCTCGGCCGACCACGATTGTCTAATGTCAAACGGAAAGGGGGTTTGCCATGTGCGGAAGACTGTCGCAGTACCGGGGAATCCACGACTTTGTTGCGGCACTGAGCATGCCCAATGCCCTGGCAAACTCGGTGGGTGATCAGCCGATCGAGCGATACAACGTCGCCCCAACGACCCACGTGGCGTTACTACACCTGCAGGGCGAGCTGCTACACGCCGATCCTGTGCGATGGGGGTGGCGCCCGCATTGGGCGAGAGACCGGGCCGCGCCCATCAATGCACGTGTCGAAAAAGTTGCACACGGCCCGTTCTTTAGGGCGATCTGGCCACACCGTGCGATCACGCCTATCGACAACTGGTTCGAGTGGGTGGATGAAGGCGGACAGAAGAAACAGCCTTACCTGATCCGCAGGCGGGACGGAGCACCGATCTTGTGCGCAGCCATTGGTCAGCTACCAGACGCTGATGAAGGCCCCGGCGAGCATGACGGTTTTGTGATCATTACCGCCGATAGCGCTGGTGGCATGGTGGACATCCACGACAGAAGGCCCGTGGTACTTACACCCGACCTTGCCAGCGAATGGCTGAACCCGGCAACGTCGAAGGAACGTGCCGAGCAGATGGTGTTGCACCAGGGCGAGCCGTCCGAAACCTTTGAATGGTTCAAGGTCAGCGCCGCCGTGGGCAACGTGAGAAACAAGGACGCCGCCTTGATTGATCCAGTGCCCTAGAAAAGCTTCAAAAGAAGAGGCGCTGCTCTGAAGGATTTGATAAACCGAAGTGATGCGAACAAACTGAAATGATTGTGGGCCTACAGAGTGAATTAGGCGGCGATACACTGGCCCCGTAACTACTCCAAAAGCCAGTATTAGTCGGATTGCGGCGTGTGCTACACAGCAAAATAGGAGATTAAATTAGATATGCACTTGGAAAGGAGCCTAGCATTTTGGAAGATGCTGAACGAAGTTATAGAGAAACATCAAACAACAATAAAAAGTTTGCCAAACGACTTACAGAATTCATCAGCAAACTAATCGCACGTGGCCGCAACTTAGAGGCGCACCACTATTTTTTGCAACTTTGCAAAATTTCCCCACATCACGAAAAAACAATAAGATTAGGTTACACACTCGCAATCGCGCTTTTTGATACGGACGGCGTTTCAAGATACGACAGATTACTTTTTGATTCATCACCAGACCCTGAAGAACTTCTATGGTATCGCATACGCTTCTACCACTCGGTGAATAATACAGACTTATGCGAGAAAGAGAGCTGCACGCTACTCAAGACAGGCTCAAACAAAAAATATATTTCCACAGTAATCGAAATATGCATAACACATAAAAATTATGTAATTGCTGAAGCCTTAGTTCGCTACCTCGATAAAAAAAATCTAACTTTACTACCGCCAAATGACAAATGGCTGAAACAAATAATAATCACGAAGCTTATTGAAAATCTCAGGAGGAGAAAATGACTCACTTCCTAGTTGTTAAAATACTTGATGATCGGAGCTTCTCCAGTCCTTCAACAACAATCTATGGGGGCGTCGAACTTAGATCCTACTTAGCCGACAGTAATGCGGAATCAGATGCGCTAGAACTATCTGCTTCAGAAAACGGGCTTGATTTTAATAAACACAAAATTTGCGCTAGGATCGCGACCATCACGGAATGCGAGACGCAAAACGAAGCCATCCAAAAGGCCGATGGCAAATTTCTTGAAGTTCTCGATTTTAAATCTACCGAATTTGCAGTATCAAACATAACAATGTCGCGAATTGGTTTCGTTAAAAATTTATCTTCAGGCGAGATAAACCCAATTAAACGATTTCAATTTGAGCCATCCCTATCCTTTCACATAGGGCATGGTAGCACCCAATGTTTTGATAGCACCAACTACGTGCTTTCACTTAACAATGAATTAAGCGAGCGATACAAGCGTTCACTTCATTGGACACGAAATAGTAAAAACGAAGTAAACCCTCAATTGAGAGTTATATTTTCATGGTTTGCCCTAGAGGCTTTATTGAAAGCTGATGACAAGGATAACTCTGTCGAAAGCTATATCCGTCTATTCTTAGGCTTCCCAAATGGGCAGCAGACAATCCAATTATCGCCTGAAATAAAATTAAAACTCGAAAATCATGCGCGATATAAATATTGGCAAAAGAAACTATACGATACAGTTCAAGAAATCCGTGATTTCAGGAATAACTCTGTCCACTCAGGCTTCAGGAGCATGGACTTCACAAAAGAGACGCTTGATCTATTCAAAACAATAATGCTTTACGGTGTTTCCCGGTGCCAAGCTGGAGCCATGAGGGCTCTCCTTTCAAATATCGACACATTATCCGAATTCAAAGAATACGCAGTTTTATTATTTGAAGATAATACAAACCTAATCAACGACACTCATGGCAACATTATTTATTCACTAGATCACCCAATGAGTTCTTAGGATCAGGATCACTTAAACATTGCTCCAATGGGCTATGGTGGCGAGACTGTGCTTGGAGGAGTCGATTTTTGCGTGTGTGCAACTTCGAGCCGGTGTTGACGCGCCAGCTCGTCGCCTCGTTTACTGCGCGGGGGTACTACTTCCCCCCGGTTGGAAGCTCAAATTCCTTGAAGCTGACGACCTCTTCACCCAGCCACTCGTTTACCTGGGCCAGCCTCGCCTGCAACGGCTCCAGCTCGTTGACCGCCCAAACCTCAGCAGCCTCCCGTAACGACCCAAACCCGCCGGCGTTCTGCGGCACGATGCCCATCAGCTGTGGCGGAATGCGCAACGCCGCGAGCAGATCGTCGCGGCTGATGTTCTTGATCGAGCTGAATTCATCCTTGGCCGCCACTTCGCTCACCGGTATGAGCTGAATGCCGTCCTTCTTCCCGGCCGGCGCATACACGAACAGGTTGCGAAAGTTGCCAGGCCCTTTGGAGTTCTTCAGCGCGGTCCGCAGTGAATCGATGTCCTCTTCCTTCTGCGCTGCGTCGGTCATGTATAGGATGAAACCGGCATGGCTGCCGTTGTTGTAGTACTTGCGACGGAACAGCGTGGCGCTCTCGTTGAGCAGCGCGCTTTGCAGTGCTGCAAGCCACTCCGGCAGGCCGTAGATCTCCTGATTGATATCTGCCTCACGCAAATGACAGATCGATCCAGGGGCGAATTCGTGCTCATCCTTCCAGCCACGCACCTGGTAGTAGGTCTCCATGTCCACACCCCGGCGCATGTACTTCGCCAGTGGCGGCAGCAGGCCCATGGTGTTGCGGAGCATGTTGTTGCGCTTTTCGAGGTAGCAGTTGCCACACCAGAGCCAGTCCAGGGCGAACTGCTCAAAGGCCTGACGGCTCAACAGCCGGTGGGGTACGAACGTGCGGGCGAGCATATTGCGCTTGAAGTTCAGCCCTGATTGAAGGTACACGCTGGCCCGCGTCGTCTTCGCCAGGCCGTCCATGGACATCGGCGTTTCAAACCAACGCCCGTTGGCCCAGCACTCCAGATAGTCGAGGATCTCCCTGCTATCCAGAACCGGCGCCGGATCGCCGAAGGTGAACGCCTCAACCGGCCCGGATTCAGGCGGCAGCACGTCCCCTTCAATGGGTTGCTCGGCGGTGGCAAGTTGGGTGCCGCGCTTGCGTCTGCTCATCAGTAGGACTCCATAAATCCGGTGTTCGAGGTGGTCTGCCCTTCGAGGGGTTCGTTGTGCAGTGCGTGGAATGTTGCCCACGCCAAATCGGCATGGCCGGTTTCGTCAGTGCGACCGGCCGTGTAAGTAAATTGGCGCCCGGAGGCGGTGATTGTTTTGCGGATAGCCATCAGGGACTGGGCCAGGTCGGTCCAGCCGGCGTCGAACTCCAGACGGCCGTTTTTGATGACGTCATAGGCCTTCAGCACCAGGCGTGTTTTGACTTCTGGCGAATAACTGAAAGCGGTGATGTTCGGGAAGAATTGCTTCACCAACTGGGCCACGCCCGACCCCATGCCGGTGATGTCGATGCCGATGTAAGTGACCCAGTAACGCTTGGTGACCTGGCGAATCGCCTCTGCCTGGGCCGCAAAGTCCATCCCTCGGAACTGGTGTTTCTCCAAGACCCGAAACTTGCCACCTGGCACCATAGGCGGGGCGATGACCACCAGGCCGGCGCTGTCGCCGCTCTCTGCTGGGTCGTACCCCACCCAAACCTGCCGATCCCCAAATGGCCGCGCGGCAAACGGCTTGTAGTCCTGCGCCCACAGATCCCAGCTGTCCACCATGCATGGCTGCAACATCGCCAGCGGGAAGATGCTCGCTCCGTCGTCGATGAACTGGCACATCAGCAGATTCTGGAAAGCCTCGGCGTCGTACTCCTGGCGCAGCTCGTCCAGGTCGAACAAGTCGCAGCCACGGTCTTCCGCATCCAGGATGGTGACGATTTGCCGCCATACCCGGTCCTCGCAGAGCCGCCCCTGTTGCAGTGCGTTGTGGGAAACGTCGATTTTGACCCGCTGTGACGCCGGCTTGCCCTTGTTGAACCGCTCACCGGTCCAGAATGTATAGGCTTCGTGCGCCATGCTGGACGGCGTCGAAAAGTAGGTTCGGCGGTATTGCTTCTGCATCGCCATGCCGCTGGCGACCTTATTGAGTTCCTTGAACTTAAACGTCCAGAAGAATTCGTCGAAGTAGAAATTGCCGTGGTAGCCCTGGGCCGTCCGGGCGTTGGTGCCCAGAAAGTGAAGCTCCGCCCCATTGCCCAGAATGATCGGGTCACCCGTCAGCTCGACACCCACCACCTCGCGGGCAAACGCCTGGATGTAGGCTTTGAAGATATGCGCCTGGTTTTTTGAGGCCGACAGGAATATCTGGTTGCGACCTGTGGTGAGCGCATCGATCAGGGCTTCACGGGCAAAGTAATAGGTCGCACCAATCTGCCGTGATTTGAGGATTGCGCGAGTCCGCTGGTTGCCTGCCTTGTACCAATCGAGCTGATAACCGAAACAGCCATCAATGAACGCCTCAGTCAGCTTTTCGATGTGTTCTTCGTCGAACTCGTTGCGCTTAGGCGCCTTCTTCGGCCCCTCGTTGCGCTTGGCTAGGTTCGGGTTCAGCTCGGTTTCGGTACCGCCGTCGTTGAAGCGCTGAATACGGGCTTGGCGCTCCAGCTGGCGGTGTAGCAGGTCAATTTCCTTGTAGTCCGATCCTGACTTCGGGTCCTTGAGGATCAGTTGCACCAGGCGGGCTTCGGTCGCAGCCTGAATACGCTCCAGGGGAGTCGCCCGGTCCCACTCGTCGCGGGCCTTCCAGCTGTGTAGGGTTTTTTCCTTCTCCCCGATCAGTTCAGCGATCTCGCACACGCGATAGCCCTGCCAGTACAAGTGCTTGGCATGGCGGCGGTGATCAGTGGGCAATTCGACGATGGCATTCATGGCGCAGATGCTGCCGCCCGCGCGCGTACAGTTCCCGCGCCAGCCCTTGTAGTGCGGCGATCTACAACAGCGCCTCGTTGCCCGTCGCGCTCGCGCTCAACAACATGCGCTCATCGCCAAGGCACACAGCCACCGCTCTGAGGATTCACGCATGGCCGGCAAAACCAACAACCCAGGCAAAAAACAGCTTTCCAAATTCTTCCGCGTCGCCGTCGAAGGCGCCACCACGGACGGTCGCCAGATCGAACGGCAATGGCTGGTCGATGCCGCCGAGACCTACAGCCAGAACACCTACGGTGCGCGGGTGTGGATCGAGCATATGCGCAGCCTGCTGCCCGACAGCCCATTCCGAGCTTATGGCGATGTGGTCGCGCTGAAGACCGAAGAAGTTGAAATTGCCGGCGCCAAAAAACTCGCTCTGTTTGCCCAGATTCAACCGACTGCCGACCTGGTCACGATGAACAAGGCGCGGCAAAAACTGTACACCAGCATCGAGATTCGTCCGAAGTTCGCCGACACCGGGCGGGCCTACCTGGACGGCATCGCGGTTACCGATACCCCAGCCAGCCTGGGCACCGAGATGCTGACGTTCAGCGCTCAACACCCGGACATGAACCCACTGGCAGGCCGGAAGCGCGATCCTGGCAACCTTTTTTCCGAGGCTATCGAGATCGAACTTGAATTCGAAGAGGTTGAGGACGAAAGCGGCAAGGTCACAGGCCTGTTCAGCCGCGTTCTCGAACTCCTCGGTAAGAGCAAGGACAAGGAAGGCAAGGACGCCGCTCTTTTCACTGAACTCGGCGAGGCGGTTGAAGCCATGGCCGAGCACGTAGCCCACCAGGGCGAAGCGTTTGCGGCGGAAAAGTCTGCCCGCGAAAAGCTCCAGGCGGCCCACGACAAGCTCTCCACCGACTTTACGGCGCTGGTGGGCAAACTCGAAAAAACCCCGGACACCACCGGAAAACAACCGCAGTACTCCGTTCGCCCGCCGGCTACGGGCGGTGACGGCGCACTCGTCACCGACTGCTGATCCACACCACGGACAACACCCAGCCAAGGAACATCGGAGAACACCATGCGTAACGATACCCGCGTCCTGTACAACGCCTACCTGCAACAACTCGCGCAACTGCACGGCGTGAGCGACGTCACCACCAAATTCACCGCCGCCCCAAGCGTCGCCCAAACACTGGAAACCCGGATTCAGGAATCCAGCGCATTTCTCAGCGCCATCAACGTGTTCGGCGTTTCGGAGCAGTCGGGCGAAAAAATCGGCATCGGTATCGACGGCACTATTGCCAGCACCACCGACACCACGCTCAAAGATCGAGAGCCCCGCGACCCAAGCGGACTGGATAACCGTGGGTACACCTGCACCCAAACCAACTTCGACACCGGCATCCGCTACCAGAAGCTGGACCAGTGGGCCAAGTTCAAGGACTTCCAGGCGCGAATTCGCGACGCGATCATCAAGGCACAGGCGCTCAACCGCATCATGATCGGCTGGAACGGCACCAGTCGGGCAGCAACCTCCAACTCAGCAACCAACCCACTGCTGCAGGACGTGAACGTCGGGTGGTTGCAGAAAATGCGCTTGGAAAATGCTGCTCGCGTGTTGCATGAAGTAGTCGACGGCAGCGGGAAGATCCAGATCGGCGCCGGTAAGGACTTCGAAAACATCGACGCCCTGGTCATCAGCATGGTCAACGAGTTCATCGAACCTTGGTACCAAGAAGACACCGACCTGGTGGTGATCTGCGGTCGCCAGCTGCTTGCTGACAAGTACTTCCCGATCATCAATAGAACCCAGGCGCCGACCGAGATGCTTGCGGCCGATATCGTCACCAGCCAGAAGCGTATCGGCAACCTGCCAGCCGTGCGCGTGCCGCACTTCCCGGCCAACGGCCTGCTGGTTACCCGCCTCGACAATCTGTCGCTGTACTGGCAGGAATGTGCAACACAGCCTCACTGACAGCGGCGGATAAACGACCTGGCCGCATACCTGGATCTGCAGCACGCAGCGGCAGTTAAGGAACATAACCAGCTCAACGGGATAAAACGCGCCTTTTGAGCCACTTCTCTGATGCGGCGCCCAGTTGGACGGGCGCCCTCAGTATCTTTTCGTGCCATTCCCAGCCCACATAGCGATCACCCTTGCCACGCAGGTGGGTGTAGCGCCGCATCGAATTCCAATCCCGGTGGCCGGACACACTTGCCACACGCGGGATATCCCAATCCATTTCAAACAGGCGGCTGACGCCTTCATGGCGAAGGTCGTGGAAGTGCAGGTCAGCAATTTCCAGAAACTTGCAGGCTTTGGCCCAGGACGTGGAGATGGATTCAGGGCTGTAGGGGAAGATGTCTTCGCCGGCCTTCGGCATGGTGTGGAGGATCTGCCACGCCTCGTCCGGCAGGTAGCACCACACGTCGTTGCCGATCTTCTGGCCGGGGTTCTTCATGTCGCGCACCAGCATTCGCTGACCAGGCTCGTCGACGTCGGCCCAGCGGATACGGGTTATTTCATCCAGCCTTCGCGTAGAGAACAGGGCAAAGCCCACGACCTTGAGCATATTGATGACGGTTGGGCGCCGCGCCTGCATGGCCTGATAGTGCGTGAGAACCTTGTCCAGCTCGTCCAACGTCGGCCGGCGGTCGCGCTCGCGGCTTTTAAGGTTGTAGCCCAACTTGCGCAGCACCCGGCGCGCACCGCCCATGGCGAGCGGATCGACCTGGTAGCCCCAGGCGTCTTTGGCGATGGCCAGGACGGCGCCGAGGTGCGCCAGGTCGTTGCCGGCGGTCTGTGGCTGGACCCCGCCACCTTCGCTGCTCATCCGAAAGAGCGCGAAGTCGACCAGGCATTGAGTGGTGACGTCGGTATCGTTCAGTTGGCCGATGTCCATCTTGCCGATGGCTTCAAGTGTGGCCTTCTTGGTTTTGCCCAGCGGTCGGGCCTTTCCCACTTCCAACAGGTACTGGTCGATCATGTCTTTGACTGTGACGCCCTTCCGGCTGGCCCGCTCGATCGCACCAGGCTGGTCCAACTCAGATTCGCGCTTGCGCGTCCACGCCTGAGCGGCCTGTTTCCGGGCGAAGGTCTGGCTCTCTTGGTAGACTTGCACTCCGTCGCGTTTGATGCGGATTTGAGCCGTGTAGCTCAC